CTTTTGGTCTTTCGAATCTTTCATGTGTACCTCACAATCACTTGATGAAGCTATTTAACGTCAGCTGACGTTAATAGTCAATACTGTCAGCTGACATTATTTAAGGATTTTTCATGAGCATGTACGACAGGGATTGGTACAGGGAAGAGCGCAAAGCTGCACGGCCAGGAGTGCAGCACGAAACAAAGGAACGCAAGCGGTCTATATCGGCAATGACGCTATTCAGCGTACTGATCATGATCCTAAGCGCATCCGTGACAATTGCGCTCCTCAAGTAAAGAGCAAGAGCACCCTCGCCGGGTGGCGTCCTCTGGGGGGGATGGTAAAGCTATCCCCCCCAGAGGGCGCTGTAGGGTTGATTAGTCGAGGTGTGATCAAGTGTGAAGCCTTCGGCCCGGCTCTCCGTTTATCAGATTCAAAGAGCGCGAATCTGATAAGCCGGGGAGGCGGCACTTGACAGGGATAGCTCAGAGAAGCTCATGGGACTTTGGCCACTGCGTTTGTATTCTTGGCTAACGAAATAGCCGGAACATCAGCAATGATGTAGCCAATATCTAAACCCTTGTAGGTCATCGAGATCACAGACGGACTCTCATACTTGATGTCATAGCCCGCCTGCCGCAGATCATCAAACGACACACGCCGCACAACTTGCCCGTTCTGAGCAAGCCCAACATAGCCATTGATATATTCCTGGTCAGAGTCGCGCCGCTTGCCCTTGAGCACTGCCATGAGATGCATCTCTAACCCTTGAAACGGGTGAAGCTTCTGCTCAGGCCCACGCGGTTGAGCTTCGACAGCAGGTGCTTTTACCAATTGAGCTACAGAGTGACTTTCCTGAACGGGCTGCACCTGGTGCACAACCTTGGGAGCCGATGGAGGCGAATGCTTAGGCTCACGGTTCAGGTTATAGATCGACATACAGATCACCAGGAGCGCACAGATCGCAGCACCTTTAAACGGCCAGCGCTTCCAGAGCGGAATGATGTCACCAGCGGTCAATTCCTCAGCAGCCTTAGAGCTCTTGGTGTGGCTCCTGTAGAACTTGAAGTACTTGGACTCATACTCACGAATCGATGTGTTGACGACTTCACCGCGCACACCGTCCTGCACCTTGCGGATATAGCGTTTCGACGTACCAAAGGCCGTGGCTTTCTTGCAGCGATACACGACCTGAACGAGATCAATAACGGCCTTATTGACCTTGCCATAAGATTGAGTAATCAGCAGCACGTCAGCAAGTTCGTGACGGTGCATGGAATACCATTCTTCTACGAGCCGCTGAGCAGGCACCTGAGCACGATCAACAACGGTACGAGGCATTGCAAGGTGACACTCATCAATGACGTACAGAGGCCCTACACCGGACGCAGGATGACGCCACGTATCACCGTAGTGATCGACACAGGAAAACGGACGCACCAAAACGCCGTCAACGAGCTGCGGATTACGAATATCGATGAGAGCTTTCGCACCTGGAAAGAACGCCTCGATCACATCGACTTGAAGCGGCAGGTTAGTGATGACCTTACGACCATCCACCAGGGCAGGAATGACATGGAACGCTACCGCTTCATAACTCTTGCCGCCGCCGGGCTGGCCTAGAATCAGGTTAATCATTTAGGAACCCCAACGAACGAACGGAATGGTTTGCAGAGCGAAGCGGATCACCAGTGCGGCAACGATCATCGCCAGCGACTGGGTAACACCGATATAACCCATCATCTGCACAGCCTCAGCCGGGATCATGGAGAAGTACGTCTGAGGGTCAAACGGAATATCGATAGTGTTGAGCAAGCTCGCGGCCAGCTGCATGGCCTGATCGAGACCCCAGCACAAAACGTCAGTGATGACATTCCAGGCATCTACGAACACCTGCTTCACCAGGAGAAGTACCCACTCCGCAAAACCAACTATCTTTGCAAGCAGCGCAGAGAAAAACTTAAAGATCGACGCCATATCAGCCTCCAAAAATCAGCGCACGGCAAAGGAACAGGGAAGAGACGAGCAGAATTGATTTCACGAAGTCCAGGACGTAACAGATAGACATGAAGTCCATCGAGCCATAGTTCGCCCAGGTGGCAATGTTGAAATTCAGCCCAAAGGCTGGGCAGCTGCCGCTAAAGCTGGGTACGAAGCTTTTCAGAAAGGAGATGAAGGCAGAGTTATCAAAAGATGCCTGATTATTTTCCCAAACAGTTTTAAACCCGTCCTTGTACTTCTGCTCATAGAAAGGTTTTACCTCGGGAAAATCCTTGTCCTCAAAAGAATATTCCTTATTTAAAGGATCATCCGTTTGTTCTTCAGGCTTGGTTGAATTGTCCTCTTCAGTCGTCGTCTCAGTTGTAGTTTTTCCATCTGCACCTGTTACTGTCTTAGTTGTTTCAGGCGTCCAGGTAAAACCATCAGCGTTATAACCAAGCTTAAAGTTGGTATCTTGCTTAGTTGTTGAAGTGCTAGTAGTGCCGTCAGTATTGGCAGTAGTTGCAGTGGAACTAACGGTAGGACCCTTAACAGAAGTAGGCCCAGAATGAAGATGAGATGCCGCATCTTGGAGGGATTGATAACAACGGGCAGGAGCTAATGAACCTTCACATGATGCCTTCAAAGCACGATTTAAAAAATCGGGATCAGACTTACCAGAAATAAAGGTATCAATTGCAGAAAAATCAGAATCTGAAACAGGCGTTGCCTTTTCGGTACTACCATAACAACCTACCTTATCACTGTCATAAGTAGTACCAGAAGGACAAGAGGAACCTACACGATTAACAGTACCGGCCCGATAATCAGAATTGCCAGAATATTGCATACTGCAATAGTAATAAGCATTACCAGAAGAATAGGAACCACCATATGTAATACGCTTATTAGTGGCATTTGGATAATTTGAAAAGGAAATTGAACACGCATCAGTGGCAGAGCCATAGCGCGTGGAAGTACTATCATTGCTTAAATAAAAATAATATTCATTAGTGCCAACAGCGCCGGAAACAGACCCCGTTTGTTCAGATGTTTTCTTTGTAAGAACCCCATCAGTCATAACCCAGCCAACAGCTGACAAAGTTGCTGCAATGGTGGCGTCTAAAGCAAGCTGAGCAGGATTTATCTTTAATCCATTCTTAACAACAGAAGCAACTGAGGTCTTTGGTATCTTGGTTGTTTGAAGGATAGGCCCAGCTGTATACGCCTTATTATTATAAGTAAAAGGATAATCACCCTCAGCACGAACATAACCCAAAGCATTTTCACTAAGAACAGGCGTAACGTTCTTAATGAGATCTTCAACAGAACGCTTAGGTACATTGACCTGTCCGGCCTGGACAGTCAGAGAGGCGAAGAAGATTAAAAACGCTGCCGCGTACCTGCGATAAATGCCCATGCGACTAACACCCCTGCATGAAAGACCATGACGTAAAAGAAGTACGCAAGGTCTGCTGATGTGATTTCCATCTATTGCCCACCATAAAAAAGGGGAGCCGAAGCCCCCCTATGCCTGACAGCAAAGTTAGGCTTTCTTAACGCCACGCTTGCCCAGATCGATGCCCTTGAACGCCATGCAAATGCCGATGATGGCAACGCCAGCTGTACCGACCCATGTAGCCACGGAAGAAAAATCTACTGCTGCGAAAATCGTGTCCATTTGATGCTCCTGATTTAAAGTTTTCGGATGGCATTTATTGCCACCGATATTTTCATGCCCAGCGCCCATAAACCGAGCGTAAGCAGGAATCCGCTTGTAAACACGATGCCTACCCCTTCGGTATTAACCGTTGAGATGACCTGCATGAAGGCATCGGTAGACGGGCTGGTCGTTGTTGTACCGTCTGCCGGTTGCGATGTAGTGCCATCGGTAGAACCCGTCGATTCAGTCATGGAAATTTCTTCTGCGCAGATTTCCTAACGCGATATCTAAAAACCACAGAAGCAATTTCACGAAAAAAAAGAGATAGAGAGTGATAAAGAAAACAACCTAAAAAGCCCCCTGTAAGAGAACTAATTAAGAACAAATCTCTAAATTGTTCAGCAGTGATATCCATTAGTGATACTGCTCAGCACAATCAAAACAGAGGGCTTCTTCATCAGAAGCACCCAATGCCTCATGTACTTCTTCTTCCTCGGCGTCCAGTTCAGCGCCGCAAAGCTCGCATTCGTAGCTCATGAACGTGCCCACACAGAAAGGAAATGAACCGCAATCAGTGCAAGGCCAAGAACCGCCATAACCTCACACATTGAAAAAATGATCATGAGCTCGCCCTCATGAGAATTAGGCCCCCTCCTCGCCGTCAGGACTGGGGGCCAGACGATTAAGCCGACTGTCGTGCAGCTGCCGCCTGAGCCTGTACGGGCACCGCTCCGCCGAGGTCTAATGTCACAGTGACATCACGGCCTTCCTTGATCTCAAAGACCAGCGGTACGTCGTACTGTCCAGCCTGCTTAACCTTGGATGCATCACCCTCGTAAAGAGTGATTGCTTGAGGAAAGGGAATACCAGGAAGCTGAACGTAAGCTTTCTGCATGCAATAGAAATTTCCGGCTTTCGAAGTGCCCTGTTTGTTTTCGCCGGTAAAGTGAACGCGGGCCGTAAGAGAAGCTGCCATGGAGGGTGTATCCTATGACTTGAGAATGAGAAGTCTGCCTTGTGTCTGTTCTTGCTCAACACAAGAACACAAACGCACAATAACACAATGACACAAGGAGACAATACCCATGCGACGAATATTGGAAAAGGCGAGGTTCAGATTGAACGGGGACCGACTGAAAACCGTTGGCATAAAACCTGCTGTTTGGCGTGAACTAAAACAGCTTGCGACGGATCACGAATGCACTTTGTCGGACGCTATCGAGCTACTGATCGAGAAGAGTAAGAAACATGGAAATGATCAAACTGGACGAAGTGACAGCAAACCGACTTCAAAGACTGATTGATTGGGCAGAAGGTCAAGAACTTGACCTAGCCGCCTGGATCAGGGACGTAAATAGCATCATCACAGCCGAGAGATCGGAGAAGGTTCACGACACCCTGCCAGCCGGCGCATTCGGCAGCGTCGAGAAGCTCAGCACGAGCGTCGTTACCACGAATAAGCGCCCACTGGCGAACGGTCAGCAGTCCAAGTAAATCAGCAGTCTCTGTTTGCTCCTGGACGAGCTGCTCATCAGAGACCTCACGAACCCCGGCTTTGTCCTTGAGGCCGGGGGACCAAAACAACTGGCGATAGCCTTTCATCGCCTGGACATACTCTAGATAAAGCTCCTTATCGCCCTCATCCTGACGAACAAGGAAGTCATGCGGATGCACACCTGACTTCTTGCCTTGCTTAGACTGAGCAGCAGTCATTTCAGCATCAATACCCCAGGCACGCGACTGATCCTGTTTAGCAAGATAATCAGAGCTTGATGTACGGAACTGAACATCTACCGCATGCTTGTTGAATGCATCGAGGGTTGAAGCCTCATCCAAGAGCAAGCCAGAGCGAATGCAAGCAGACCGCCAGTGCTTGAGCACAGCCGCTTTGAAATCCCCCTGATCAATCTCGTCAAGCTTGTCAGTGATCCACAATTCATGGGTATGAGGATGGAATCCATTAGAACCGTGAGTGATCTCAAGAGATCTGACCATGCCCTGGTAGCCATGACCGGACTTAAACTTGTCCCACTGCTTACCCTTGCGCATGAGCTTGAATGCCTCACGCTGACTAGCCAGCAGGTGAGCAAGGCGCTGATAGCCATAGTGTGGAAACGTAAACGTAACCATCTGAACTTCATAGCCGTTGGCATAAGCCCACTCAACAAGCTTCTCAAGCTCAGGACGACGACGCGCCTGAATCTTGGCCGTGCAGACTGGGCAAGCCCAGACGCTAGCACACGTGGCCAGACCACCATAGAACGCGCTGTTATGCTGATTCTCAAGATGAACTGAAACAAACGTACCAACACGCGAGTAACGACACATCGAGGTTGGGTGAACATCCCAGCCATATGCCTTAGCAGGGTTTTTCTTGGCTATGAACTTAAGCCATTCGCGGGCCTGAGAAAGTGCCTGATAGCCTCTAGCGCGTCCTGCTTTTTCCGATTTTACCGGAAGGGGGGGGAGGATTTAACAATACTTCCTAGAGCGTCGCTCCGCTCCGCTGTCGAGGCCACCCCCCGCAAGCGGGGTCCCCCCTCAACAGCTGCACTGGAGCGCCGTTTAGAGGGTACTTGATTTACTCTTTTTACTTCTGTAGTAAACTGCATACACGGACCTCGCCGTCCGAACCTGTTTCCCCTCATCGGCCGCCAAGCATGATTTCGGGGGAACAGGTTTTTTTATGTCTGTGGTTTAATGATCTTACACAAAAATACAACGAAGCGACGTTAGAAAGGCAGATCGTCAGGTCCATCGAAGTCCAGAAAACGAGGCATATCTACGATTATAAAAACCTCATCGTCGCTATAGCCCATCTCACGAGCGTAAATACCTCCGAAAAACATAAATGCAGCAGGCTCGGCAGACTCAGAAGTCTCATCAAAGAAAATCTCACCAGTCGCCTTATCAACAATCTGCATCCGAAGATCAGCTATCTTTGTAGCCATGACGATTTACCTTAATGGGGGTTATGCGAATCAAGGATGCAGCTCATTCAAGCGCTCATCTCTAGCCCGCGCAGATCGAATCTCAAATTCCTTGAATTTCCAGAGGCTAATCTGCCCGGCATCGTAAAGAGCCGCTATATAGCCACGAGCATACGAAAGGTTAAAACCCAGAACTAAAGCTGTTTCTGAAAAACGAATATCGTCAATATGCTTCGCTGCACGATAAAAATGATCACGTTCAGAAGTAGTCATAGCTCTATCCCCATTTCCCTTGCAATACGCTCTAACTCAGCAATCCTTTCCTTCTTGCGAGCCATGTACTCAGCCTGACGCTGAGCCTGTGACTTAGCCTTTACAGTCACCGGCCTACCACGCTTTTTCGGCATTGGAAGCATGTCTATCGT